AATTGAACCTGCACTGTATAACTATTGTACTGGTTAGGTAAGGAGACAAGTAAGAGTATAAATACTCAGCGTCAACAATTCGTTAGTAATCGGTTGCAGTGACAGTTGGACGACCTACCGCATAAAAAGTCTACAAAGATATTTTATCACTTAACGTGGCAAGTTGGCTTGCTGTAGACTTGGTAAATAAAATTGATTTGCTAAATCCTTATCTGCTTTTAACGGTCTATCCAGCCCACCCGTTACACCTCGCTTTGCGTATCAGTGTAAATTTCCTCCCCCCTCGGATTGACTGTAATGATGAATGAACAATAGGCGTTGCGAAAAATTGATTGATGTACCTACTATGACAAATCTATTTTGACCTGTCAACGTGTTACCTGGTTTTGTCAGCGATTCAACACATTTCCATTTTTTATATATATAGAGTCCCTTTGCGATCAGCGTATTGGTGATAGTGGCTGACTGGGTTCTTAGGTTGAGATTGGCTGTAGACTGATGAGAATAAAAACGATAACCATTTTCGTTTCTCAATAATATTGGCTTATTGATTATCATTAAGACTACTTGTTGATTCTCATTAACTACCCTTATTGAGAATTGACCCCCTCCTGGTTTTGCTCGATACGCCGATTTATTACCCCATATATTTTTTATTTGTGGATATTGTTTCTTCAAGTTTAAAAACCCGTATATCCCGTTTAAACATCCCTTATATATGGTGTTAATAAAATATATTCAAAACACAACACACTATATAAGACTCAAATGATATGTTTCAGATTGGACATAATTCTGTATAGTGGGGTTAACCGTACATTTGTATAGTATTGTTACAGATGCCCACACTGTTGAGAATCATTCTCAATAACCCCACGATGCCTGGAAATGATAATGATAACCATTTTCATTCAAGTGTTGATAACCGACCCTCGCGAGGTACCATAAAAAATGTCATGTGTCAATAAGTAAAAATACCTATTGTCAGCATACCGTGACCTGGGCCTTGCGGGGGTAACGACCAGTAACGTGCGTTATAATACCCCACAAACAATTTTGTCAAAATTTTAGACCTATTTCTTTTTAAATATCCTGTTGAGGTGCTGTCTTTGCAGCTCAATCTTCATTTGGGCTAAGGTCAGGAGAGGCCAGCGTTGTAGTTTTAGTGCTAATCTAAATCGTTTATACCATCTACTCTTCTTAATCCTGCCCCACAACTGTTGTATTGTCATGGTCGTACTGTACGTAGGTGCTATAGTGTTAGTAGTAGGTGGTTATATATAGTACGAGCGGGTAACTCGTATAGTAGAGGGAGAGTGACGAAGTCATCTTTCCCTCTTGACCGCTGTTTCCACCCACGAGGAGCACCACTTCCCCGTGTATTATGGTGGGGTATCTCTACATCCAAGTCATATTGTCACTTCTAGCCAATCCTCTAGCCTCTTTACGTTGGTCTAAATCCAACCCCAACACCATATGGTTAGCTTCAGCTTGAGGATCATCCATCCAAGCCTCTAGATGGTCTAACCACTCTTCATGTCGTCTGTCTTTTATCTGTTGTTGAGCGGATATTGCGAGGGCATCTGTAAACCATTTAACGCCTTGGGCGAGAGAGTCGATTCTGTCATCGTGTCTAACAGCTCCTTTTTCTCTGCACATTCTGCTGATTTGGTAAGCAAGCATATATTGGAATCTATTTTCAGTTGCCTCATCTTCATTACTTTTATAATCCCACGTAATGACGGCAGGATCCACAACAAGCCTATGCTGATTAAAAACAGGTTCAAGGCTATCAATAATCCTATGCTCTTTCCTGACATTAGCTCTAGTCTCCTCTATGTTTATGTTTGTTTTTGTCGTTTGACAATGTTTTCTAAATAGCTCTGATACAATACCATCGCCAAAGTTGCTTTCAATGAGCAGTGTACTCGCGTCATACTTACGACATCTCCTTAATATCTCTAATAATGTTTTGTCGCTATAACCGTCTCTAGTAGCGAATATTTCATGCAAGTATATAAAACCATTCAACTGTGATAAGAAGCATGCTACAGTCTCATCTGAGCCCCTTCCAGAGGGGTCTACGCTGCATATGGTTTCTTGATACTCAACCCATTCTCCTTGTACCTGCATAGGGCTGTACCAATAGTCCCCTGGAAGTCCTGCACAAGGTAAGTCTTTGACTATATTGTCTGGACTAGAACACCAAATAATGTTTTCGGGTGCATGTGTGGGGTTTACGGGGTGTATTATTAGGTCTGCAAACTTTAATGGGAACTTTTCTGCGTCAGACAGTGTAGTGTCTAGCATAAACTGCAACATAAAGTTGCTACGTCCCATAGATGCTTCTCTATCTAGTAAGTCCTCCTCCTTAAAACGTGTATCTGTAGGTTTCCAAGCCATATCTGACTTTTCTAAGTCCTCTACTAGCTGTGGAGCCAACAAACCATCATACATAGCTAGTTTACGTGGGTATCTAGCTGGCCATACAAATGGTCTATAGCTACGTTCTCGTAGTTTATTGTAGACAGTAAAAGTGGTTTGAGGAGTTCCCAAGAACATAATCCTAGAATCACGCTTAGGAGTAAGGATAGACTCACATTCAGTAACCAACTGTAAAAGTTTTTCACGTTGTAGTTCTGTCATACTGTTGTTTGGTACTTCGACATCATCTAGTACCATAAGGTCAGCTCTAGATCCTGTAAGCTGTCCTGTAATACCCACAGACTTAACTGAGGGTGCTTGGTGCGGGGCTGCTGGCCCTACATCAAATGATATACGTGACCAACGCTGGTCATCATTCTTAGGTTTTAACTGCGATAACCAAGGTACTTCTAGTATTAGTCTTTGACAGAAGATTGAGAATGAGTCTGCTCTATCTTTTGAAGCAGAGACGACCATAATCTTTTTATCTGGGTTATTGAATAAAGTCCAAAGGACAAATGCAGCAGTAATCCAAGACTTACCAACGCCACGAAACGCTTGGATTTGTAATCTTTTTGGGCCATGTTGTAAATATTCAGCGATACATAGTTGTGCTCTGGTAGGAGCGGGTAGGTTTAAATGTGTCCAAACAGCTGTAAGAAAATACCTAAAGTCTTTTTGGAGTTGTTCTTCTATAGTCATGGTGCAGTAGTCTCAGATGCTGAGGTAGGATTTACGTTTACAGTCTCACCAAATGGGTTGTATAACTTAGTTGGGTCATTCATAAACTTTATTTCTGCCTCACGTCTGTTCATAAGACCTAGTTCAGGCTTCATGCTTTCGCCTTTAATAAACTGACGCATCCAGTATTGTATATCATTCATGTTGCCACTGTCTAGGGCTGCACGTATGTTAGGGTTTACGGGGTCATCAAAAACATTTACACCGTTGTTAAATGCAAAAGATATAATACCAACTTTTTCTCTATCTGACATTTCATTGTATGTAGGATATTTTTTAAGAAAATTATGTATAGCATTAGTCTTTTGTCTTAGTAATGGTTTGGCTTCTTCTTTACTCATAGTTTCACCCATCTGAACTCTAGTCTGTTCATCACCGTAAAACTCAAAACCATAACCAATAGTAGGATTACCTAGAGTACCATCCTTCATTTTTACTTGGTATGCTTTGTCTCTAAAACTTTCATGTTCCATTAAGAAGTCGTCAGCTGCATTTAACAAAGCGTCCTCGTTAGATGTCACAATCGGGGTCTGTGTCATAATTAATACTCATGTCGTTTAATCCTTTTACCTCTGAAGGTATTATCTTTACCCCTGGCTCACTACGCCAATCCTCACAAAAATCACATAGTTTGTTGTATTTTTCTACAGCATCATCTACAGCTTTTTTAGCTTTGTAGTCTATGTATTTAGGTTCTATCCATAGCAAAAACCACACCATAGCCCAACGTAAGGGCTTAGGTGTAGTATATGCAATGTCCTTGAGTTCTTGTAATAGTAATTTATTAGGGTGAAATAGTTTGTTCACTAATCCAATTTAAAATTAAGTTTTCTCTAAAAGGGTTTGGCGGGAACGTAGTACGAAACCACGTTAGCCAATTCATACTTCCTTTTTCTTGATTACATCTTCTACAGGCAGGAACGCAGTTTGTAGACATGTGACTGCCACCCAAACATCTGGGACGCACATGGTCAATGGTAAGATCAAATTCATGATGTTTTTCTCCGCAATAAATACATTCATAGTTGTTTGCCTCCTTAATAGCTTTTCTCCAGAGTTTCTTAGCGTCTGTTGATGTCATGACTATTAAGTTTTGTGTGTAATCTTTATAAGTAGGAAGTAATGGTGTCATTTTTTACCACGATTTCTTGCTCTGTTTGCTGAAACATTTTCACGTACTAATCTTCCTGACTTAGTGTGTGAAAAATCCTTACCGCCCTTACCTTCTGCCCCCGCTTTTCTACGGGCTCTTTTAAGTTCCACCCTATAGGCAATGGCTTCTTTGGATTTGTTACGCTTT